GAAGATGCGTGGGTGTGTATGGCAAATATTCAGACGTGCGTGTGGGCGTGAGGATTTATCTATTAGTGCGAAGTTAATTCTCTGGGCGGTATGTGAGCGGTATCGGTTTGAGACTTTTAGTTCGCATGATGCAGTAAGTTATTATTGTAAGATGATTGGCGTTAGCAGGAGAACAGCTGGGAGAGGCATGAAAGAGTTGATTGAGAAAGAAATATTATGGTTGGTATTAGAGGGTAAAGAGGGAAGGTTAAGAAAGAGTCAAGCGAGTGGGAAGAAACATTATCTTTTGGTTGGTTTAGCTTACGAGATTATTAAGGAGAGCTAAGACATACCTGGAGAGGAGTGAAAGGGGGATCGTGGTCTATAGATACGCCTAAGCTCTGTAGATTCATTATAAGGGTAAAGCAATGCATTACCTAGTCTTTTTGGTTTTAATTTAATAGAGGGGTTGAGAGTGGCTTGTGCGTGCTTGCTTGCGTGGAGTGACTAGCGAGAGACTTATAGGGGGTTATCATCTACGGAGAGTAATGACACTCTCGCTAGTCAAAACTTAGTGCTTGCGGTCGATTATTACTATTGCTAAAGAGGTTAGTAATAGCATTAAAAAGAATACTCCGAAAAGCGATAGTATTATTTTAATTATTAGTTCAAGCATTAATATATTTGGTTACGGTTGTACAGACAATTTTATTCTCTTTACACATTTTTTCAACTTCCTTTTTCATGTCGTAAAGCGTTGGGTTACCTTTCATGTTAAATGTAATGGTTACTTCGGTTATTAGTTGTTTATCTTTTTTATTATTAAATACGCTGTCCCAATTATTGCGTATCTTGTTTATATCTTCCTTGCGTCTGCCAGATCCTTTTCCTGTCATTTTTTACTCCTATGCTGTATTCATATCGTAAAGTATAAATTCCGCTAGAAAGTTTATAATTTCATCGCGGTCATCATCTTCATCTAAACCGTAGTTTCTAGCTACGGTATTTATTTCATCATCAATTAAACCTTTTCTATCTTGATCTAATAATCGGTCAAGTATAGTTTCAAATTGGTTTTCTAACTGTTCCTGGTTATGTAAGTTGCTCATTTTGGACTCCTAAATAAATAGAATAATGCTTTTAGCTTTTCATCGCTTAAATGTCTAAGGTGTTTGGGAATAGCGTTTCTGTTCATTTCAAGCCTGTACCTTGCCTTCTTTTGTTACATAGGCTATATGCCTATCATTTTCATCACGAAGCAAATATCCGCCCTCTCCTGTCGCCCTAGAGTGTGTTTCAGATATGTAGGGTAATTCTCCGCCAAATCCTTGATCTCTATAATGTGCTGAATATTTACCAAAGGCCGTGTTAAATGTCATATTATTGGTCATCATCATCTCCTTCATAAACCCATTCTATTTCTAAAGTATCTGGTAAAGATAAACCATGAACGTAGCCGTCTTCTTCATAATATTCAGACCATGAAGCATATACTTTGCCTGTACTGTGGTTAATCTCTTTGCCGTTATAAGGCTCATCATCAAAATGATTTTTTATATCTTCCCAATTTCTTATATGTTGTATTGGTAATAATCCTGCATGGCTTATACAAAAATCTTCAATAGATACTCCACTACCCCACGCTTCAGCGATTTCCTGCTCGCCATAATCCTCAAGAATCCAAGGTATAAACCAATCGTGTTCTATTTGGATTTTTTCTTTAGTTATTACTTTGCTCATGCCCTTATTCTCCTCGCTCTCGCTAGTTTATTGTTATGTTCTTTAACCATGTTTATATCTGGTTGTATATCTTCTAAGATTATCTTTTTAACCTCGCTTATTGTTAGGCCGTCAAGATCTTTAGTTATTATTTGGATATCGCTTAATTTAGGAATCCAAGTTTTATGGTATTGTTTCTCCTGGCAGTCTAAGTTATAGCACCAATCAACAATATTTCCGTTAATGTTTATTGAAAAAATCATTTTCTTTTATCGCTATCGTTAACTATTAAAGCTGTTGCGTATAAACAGAACGCCATAAAAATTAACATTGGTAATAGTTGAATGTCCATTAGTTAGATACCTCTCTATTTTTATTAATCCACCATGATGAAACTTTGTAGGTTTCTTGTTTGCAGTTATTACAATAACAATCCATTTCTTTGCTTTGGTCCTTAATAATTTCTATATCATCAGAAGTACATACATCGCATACATAATTATTATTACTCATCATTTCCCCCTTAGTTTTCGTAATAAAATTCTTTAGCTTGTTCTAAAAGATTTTCTACGCCATATAATTGATGTAGCTCATCTTTCCATATAGGTTCTTTTGGCTCACTTTTGATTTGATTTTTAGCTATACCAATTAAACACTTTATAACATCTTGTGCTGTTTCAAGTTCTTTGCTTTCTTTTCTATAAGTTAGACTCATCATTTCCCCCTTTTGGTTATTAGTTTATATAATTCAAAATCTTTCTTGCTCAACATTTTTTCAATGCGTTCCCAATCTTTAGGACTTCCAACGATTGGCAGGCTTGGATATTTTCTTTTAAGTTTCTTTAACGCGTTTTGATCTTGCTGTGTCATTGTGTAACCGCCTTTATAAATTCTTGCTCAGTCATTAAACCATTATCTATAAAATGATTTTCTAAACTTTCTTTTATATCATCGGCATCAGTTCCGTTGTTTAGAACTGATACTATAATTTCAACGGCTTCATTATGTGAGCCTGTCCATTCTTTTATTAGTTGTTTAGCGCTCATTGGTTTAAATCCTCATAACAAGCACCGCATAACATATCGTCTATAGGTACATCATTTATACTTTTATAACCTTTATTTTCAAAGTTATTGTAATCTGTTATGTAATCCGCTTTATATCCGCATTGATTACAACAGCCGTTTTTTATTTCTTGATTACCCATTATTTACCTCTTATAAGTTTTAATTTATGTCCTTGTTGTTCTAGGCGTTTATATTTATCTTGCATAGTTGCAAGGCATGAACCCTTAAAGGCTATAAAACCTTTAAGAGATCCATTGTTTATTATTATCTGGTATTTCATTAGGCTACCTCTAATAGATCATTGTTATCTATTCGATAACATATAGATTCATAAATTTCCTCTACTGAATAATCTATGTATCTATTTCTATATTCGAAGTCATCATCTACATAACTATGCACACTAACTTCTATTAAACTGTGATGTACAGTTATAAACATAAAATAATCTTTATATTCTTTTTGATATTCTTTAATTATCATAATTTTTTCTCCGTAAATGCTAGATAATTAAATCTAGTAATTATTAATATACTCCTTTCTACGCAAATATCAACACTTAAACGCAAATAATTTCAATTAATTTAATAAATAGTCCGCAAGATAGCATTTTTAAAGTAAAATCTAGCTTATGAGTGAAGTTAAAAAAAGAAAAAAACCAGGACCAAAAAAGATAATGTTTACTGAAGATCAGTTAAAAGAAGCTCAAAGGTTAGCTGGTTTAGGATTTTCAGAAGAAGCAATTTGTCAAGCGTGTTTAGGTTGTAGTCCAGATACATTATTAAGAAGAAAAAAAGAATATCCTGAAATTGCGGAATATATAAGGCGTGGAAAAATGAAAAGCATTGAAGAAGTATCTAACGCTCTTTATAAGTCCGCTATTGGTTTACATGGTAAAGAGCCGTCAGTTAGCGCTCAGATCTTCTTCTTAAAGAATAAAGGCAAGCAAGCTGGCAACGATTGGGCGGACATTCAACAAGTAGAAACAAATATAAATCTAAAAGACGCACTCACGCACGCAAGCGCAAGAATAATAGAAGGCGAAACCTTAGAACAAGAAACGCTAAACTTAAAAGATGCAAAAGACTAACGCCAGAACGCAAGCGCGCAAGCGTGCATATATGCACAATAGTATTAGAGGTTGTGCGTTCTTGCGTAGACTCATGCACGCACGCGTTCACGCATGGCTTAACAGCAACGCATACAGCGATAGTAAGCACTTACTTACATAATGAAAGTTAGTACTCACTATCGTTTAACCCCCCCTGCTTGCGTTGGCGTGGGGGGTACAGTACATGGAACTGTTGCGATAATTTTTTGTAGGTATTTTAAATGAAATATAAACCAGAAGAAGAAAAGCTATTAATGACCGAACTATGGTCACCTGTGGTTAAAGATAATCCATTAAACTTTGTCAAATTTGCTTTCCCATGGGGAATGAAGGACACCCCCCTCGAAGATTTTAAAGGACCAAGGAAGTGGCAGGAAAAAATTTTGCGAGAAATGACAATACACATTCAACGTAATGGTGTTAAAGATTTACCAGAGATGTTTAGAATGGCAGTTGCCTCAGGTCGTGGTATTGGCAAATCAGCTTTGGTTGCTTGGATTATTCTTTGGATGTTATCAACTAGGTTAGGATCAACAGTAATTGTTACTGCTAACACCGAACAACAGTTAAGAAGTAGAACATGGGCAGAGCTAGGTAAATGGCTCACGCTATCTATTAACTCTCATTGGTGGTCAAAGACTGCCACAACCATAAAACCAGCTGCATGGTTTGATGAAGCGTTAGAGCGAGACTTAAAAATAGATACTGGTTATTATTATGCCCAAGCACAATTGTGGAGTGAGGAAAATCCAGATGCGTTTGCAGGCATCCATTCATCTTATGGCGTATGCCTGATAATGGATGAAGCGTCTGGTATTCCTTCTCCCATTTATTCAGTCAGCGAAGGGTTCTTCTCCGAACCCACGCCTAACCGTTTTTGGTTTACTTTCTCCAACCCACGCAGGAATCAAGGCCCATTCTACGATTCTTTCCACAGCGCAAAATCTTTTTGGAAAAACGAGCAGATAGACTCACGCACGGTCGAAGGCACGGACAAGGAACTCTTCTCCAAGATGATTGAGCAGTACGGCGAAGATTCTACCGTTGCGCGCGTGGAGGCGATGGGCTTATTCCCTTCCGCGGATGACGATACGGTTATACCAATGGATTTAATTAAAAGCGCAATCGACAGAGATGTAGCCCTCGCAGCAAGCGAACCTATTATTTGGGGATTAGATGTCGCAAGATTTGGTGGCGATAACTCAGCCCTATGCGTGCGTCAGGGAAACCATGTCCTTGAAATACAATCCTTTCCTTCTATGGACTTAATGCAATTATGTGGTGTGATAAAAAATAGATACGATGATGCTACTGCGATTGAAAAACCACAAGAAATATTAATTGACGTTATTGGTTTGGGCGCAGGCGTAGTCGACAGACTCGCCGAGCAGAACTTGCCTGTGCGTGGCGTGAATGTTGCCGAAGCACCAGCGACTAAAAAAAATTATTTAAACTTGCGTGCGGAGTTGTGGTTTGCAATCAAAGACTGGTTGGCGCATAGAGATTGCAGATTACCTAACGATGATGAATTAGAAGCTGAGTTAGCTTCCCCCTTATATAAATATACTTCTAGTGGTAAAATAAAAATAGAAAGTAAAGACGAGATGCGCAAGCGAGGTATCAAGTCACCAGATAAAGCAGATGCACTTGCATTGACAATGGCAAGTAGTGCTGCAAGTTTTAGTGGAAGTGGAAGTCAATTCGGCTATAATTTTAGACAACCACTTAAATCAAGAATAATTAGAGTTGGATAATGGATTATAAAGTTGAAGATTTGATAAAAATGCTAAACATACAAAATATGGGAACATTGTATCAAAACAAAGACTTGCCTTTTGTAGACAGAATTATAAATCCACAAAATTATCCCACACCAAGTATTTTTGATGAAGGCGGTAGGATGCAAACTCACTTTATGTCTGCAACTCCAGACAAAGAAGGTAATTGGTATGCTTATCCTAATATAATTTTTGAAGATGGTGAGTATAAAAAATTAGACTTGAATGAAGATCAAGCTTTAGAATATGCAAAGAAATCTGGAAACGTAATATCTTTTGGTAAAAATAAAGATGCAGCTATAGATTTTTCAAAAAATTATAAACCAGAAGAGTTTAAAAAATATTACAAAGGATTGTTACAGGAATAAAGTATGGCAAAAAAAATAAAAGAAGAAACAATGAAGGTTGAAGTGCAAGAAGCAACAGACATGGATAACCTTGTTGGTGTTATTAAATCAGAGATGGATGATGCAAAAGATTTCATTCATCAAGTCGGATCGGAAAGAGCTGAGTCAACTGAATATTATCTTGGTAATGAGCCAGAAGGCACAAGCACGCTTCAGTCAGAATATGTTTCTACTGATGTTAGAGAAAGTGTTTTGTTTATGCTTCCGTCAATCATGCGAACATTTTTTGGTACTAAGAAGATTGTAGAGTTTGTACCAAAAGGACCAGAGGACATCCAACTTGCAGAACAACAAACTGATTATATTAATTATTTAATCAGAGAAAAAAATCCAGGCTTCCAAGTTTTGTATGACGTTTTTAAAGATGCTTTAGTTAGAAAGACTGGTTTTGTAAAAGTCTTTTGGGATGATTCAATTACAGCAACCACGCACGAATACAGCAACATTGACCCACAATCGTATCAAGCATTAATACTAGATAAAAACGTAGAAGTTATAGAAGAGTCAGCCACGCAAGAAACTATTACTACTTTCGACCCAATCAGCGGTGAAGAAGTTACCCAAGAAATACCAGTAAGCTACGACCTTACAATCAGACGATTAAAACCAAAAGACCAAGTATGTATTGAATCTGTACCACCAGAAGAAATATTAATTTCAAGACACGCACGCACAATAGAAACTGCTTCTTATGTTGCACACAGAATGATTAAATCTGTTTCTGAATTAGTTGCTATGGGTTACGACCTCGAAGAAATAGAAGAGTTTGCAGGTTATGGCGGTAGCTCATTAGACCCAGAAAGCTACGAAGAAGAACAAGCAAGAAATCCGTTTGATAACATGGTATACCCAGATAGAAACGATGCTGGTGGTAAAGATGTTTACTATGTAGAACATTATTTATACTACGACTTTGACGGTGATGGTATTGATGAACGAATCAGAGTATGTACTGCTGGTGATGGACTCCATGTTTTAAACGTAGAACCTTGGGATGAATTACCAATATGTATGTTCTGTCCAGATCCTGAACCACATACAGCGATTGGTTCATGTCCAGCGGATTATCTAAAACCAATTCAGGCTGCTAAATCACAAATTATGCGTGATACCTTAGATTCACTAGGTCATTCAATCTTCCCAAGAATGGGTATTGTTGAAGGTCAAGTAAACGTAGATGACGTATTAAATACAGATATCGGTCAACCAATAAGAATGAGAGCGCCAGGCATGGTACAACCCTTTGCAGTACCTTTTGTTGGTAAAGAAGCTTTCCCAGTTTTAGGATATTTAGACGAATCAAAAGAAAACAGAACAGGCGTATCTAAAGCAAGCGCAGGATTAAATGCAGAAGCTTTACAATCTACAACTTCCGCAGCAGTAACTGCTACTATGAGCGGTGCGCAAGGCAGAGTAGAACTAATATGCAGACATTTTGCTGAAGGTGGCCTAAAAGCCATGTTTAAAACAGTAAATAACTTGGTAATCAAGCATCAAAATGCACAAGATGTATTTAGATTAAACGGTAAATTTATACCTGTAGACCCAAGATATTGGGATTCAGATAAAGATATGGTAGTAAATGTAGCTATATCTAAGTCATCCGACCAAGAAAAGTTCCAAGTTTTAACACAAGTTGCAGGAAAACAAGAACAAATACTGCAATTACTAGGCCCTCAGAATCCATTGGTATCAATGCAACAATATGCTAATACTTTGACAAGAATGATTGAGCTAGCAGGCTTCCAAGACGCACAATCGTTTATAAACACAGAAGTACCGCCTATGCCACCAATGCCACAACAGCCACCACAACCAGATCCAGCTGCTTTACTAGCACAGGCTGAAGCTCAGAAGGCACAAGTACAAGCACAAAAAGCTATCATTGATGCAGAAACCGATAGAATGAAAATCATCATGGATGATGATAGACAAAGAGATATAGAAGAAGCACAACTTAGAGTTAAAGCTTTAGAGTTACAAGCTAAATACGGTGCGCAAATAAACATTGCAGAAATAAATGCTATTATGGAGCGAGATAGAGAAAATATTAGACAAAATGCAAAAGATCAAGCTCAGGGATTATTTACAGGCAATGTACCACCAACACAAAATATTTAATTTAGAAGTATTGGAGGGTGACATGGTTTACGTTGGCAAAGAAATAAAAGCAAAAACCAAAGATGATGCGTTAAGAATTATGTCGCTTATGTCTGGTGGTGAAGTTAATTCAGATTCAGAAATTATATTTATTGAAGAGAAGGAGTTACACTAATGAAATACATAAGAAAGTTTTGGGTATGGTTAAAAGAAACCATACATAAGTTTTTAAACTGGTTTGATGGTTTTATGTCACCAGCACCAGTTGTTAAAAAAAGAGGTAGACCAAGGAAGAAGAAGTAATGGCTATAACATATAGAGGCGAAAGATTTAGCGGTTATAACAAACCAAAACGAACACCAGGCAAATCTAAAAAGTTTGCTGTTCTAGCTAAGAAAGGCGACCAAGTAAAACTTGTTAGATTTGGTGATCCTAAAATGACAATCAAAAAAGACCAACCAGCTAGAAGAAAGTCTTTTCGTGCTAGACATAAATGTGATACCAATCCACCTGATAAGTTATCAGCAAGATATTGGAGTTGTAAAAAATGGTAGGTAAAACTAAAAAAAAGAAAGGACCAGTTCCAACAAATCCAGCCTTATACGCAAGCGTGAAAGCTGCTGCTAAAAGAAAGTTTGATGTATATCCTAGTGCTTATGCTAACGCATGGTTAGTTAGAGAATACAAGAAAAAAGGTGGCGGATATAGAAATGCCTAGAGACACAGAAGGTTTAACCAAATGGTTTGAAGAAGAATGGGTTGATATTGGCAGACCAAAAAAGAAAGGTAAATATCAGCCTTGCGGTAGAAAAAAAGCATCAACCAATAAGAAAGGTTATCCTAAATGTGTGCCAAAGTCTAAAGCCGCAAGCATGACTGCAAAAGAAAAAGAATCAGCAGTCAGAAGAAAAAGAGCAAAGAAACAAGGTGTAGGTGGTAAACCTACTAATGTAAAAACTATAATTAAAAAAAGGAGATAATTATGCCAGGATATGGATATGGTAAACCAGCAATGAAACCTAAAAAGAAAAAAACAAAACCTAAAAAGAAAGGAAAATAATATGCCTTTTAAAGAATACTCACCAAAGCAAAAAAAATTAGCTAAAGTAGCAAAACCAAGAAATAAAATTACTGCTGCTGATTTTAAAAAGTTACAAAAGAAAAAGAAAAGAAAATGAAAGTAAAAGCACCTAAAGGTTATCACTTTATGAAAGATGGTAAGACTTATAAACTTATGAAACATACTGGTAGGTTTGTAAAACACAAGGGTGCTTCACTTACAGCAGACTTTCCTGTAATAAAAAAACATAAATGAAACCACAATCTGCCAAGGCTAAAGGCAGAGCTTTACAACAATGGGTTGTAGATAAGCTCGTTGAATTACTTGGTTTCGATCCTGAAGATTTAGAATCAAGACCCATGGGTTCTAATGGCGAAGATATTATTATGGGTGTTCAATCAAGAAAACAATTTCCTTACTCAGTAGAGTGCAAAAACCAAGAATCAGTTAATGTATGGAAAGCATACGAACAATCGCAAGAAAACTGTAAAGCTTACGAACCTTTGGTTATAATAAAGAGAAATAGAACAAAGCCTCTCGCCTTAGTCGATGCTGAATACTTTATAAGGTTACACAATGATAGACAAGCTAATACAACCAGTAACGAAGATTCTTGATAAGTTCATACCAGACGCAGATACAAAACAACAAATAGCGCATGAACTTGCAACTATGTCTGAAAAGCACATCCATGAGATTGCTAAAGCACAAATAGAAGTAAACAAAGAAGAAGCCAAAGGTAATTGGTTTCAATCATCTTGGCGACCAGCTACAGCATGGATTTGTGTTTGTGGTTTTGCAGTAAACTTTTTAATTAGTCCATTAGCTGCACCTTTTGGTATTGATATACCACAAGCAGATACATCTACTATGTTGCCTGTTTTAATGGGTATGTTAGGATTGGGTGGTATGAGAAGTTATGAGAAAACCAAAGGATTAACAAAATGAGTTGGGAGAATTTTAGGATAGAAGAGTTCGCTTGTAAGCATTGTGGTGAAAATAAGATTGAACACGAACTAATAGATAAGTTACAATTACTAAGAAGCGATGTAGGCTTTCCGTTTAAAATAACAAGTGGATATAGATGTGCAGATCATCCGATAGAAAAAGTCAAATCTGAACCAGGCACGCACGCATTAGGATTAGCTGCTGATATATTACTTAGAGGCGAGCAAGCACTAGAAGTCATATCAAAAGCAACTGATTATGGATTTACAGGCATAGGAATTAACCAAAAAGGCAATGCAAGATTTATACACTTGGACATATCAAAAGACGCACAAGGTAGGCCACGCCCTCATGTGTGGAGCTACTAAATGGAAATAACTTCTATCTTATTGTGGAATATTATAATGACCTTGGTATTTGGTCCTATCATCTATAGTATTCGTTCTAACGCGACAGAAATCAAAAGAGTTGATATACTACTCAATAAGACAAGAGAAGAAGTTGCTATGCGATTCGTTACCAAAGAAGAATTAATAATGAATATGGATAGAGTGATTGAGCGCATAGATAAACTAGACGCTAAAATAGATAAACTAATAACACAATAATATGGAAATAGACGCTTTAAATAGAATGTTGGAAGGCATCAGAGAAAATGATGACTTCAGACGAAGAGAAAGATCGCTATATGTACCAGGTATATATCAAAATCAAGGAGGCATGGGTAATGTTTCTAATTTTGGTGATGGCGGTGGTTTTGATTTTTTAGGTGGCGGTTTTAAAGGTTTTATTCCCAATATAGCTAATATAGTTGCTCAACAACAAGGACCTGTATTAGGCCCAGATGATTTTGGTAGTTATACAATACCTTTTTCAGATCCCACATATCGTTCTGGTTTTGACTATGCTCGTTCTATAGCAGGCGGCATACCAATGGAACAAGTCATTGCACCAGGCGTAAGTTATTCTCCAGAAATGCCAATGGGTTATACACAAGAACAATTAACAACACCTGTTGGCACAACGCCTGTAGAAACACCACAAGGAACACCAAGTCCTTATGGAGTTTTTGCCGATGATCCAAGATATTTTGGCACAGGTATTGGTGGTGTAAATATTCCAGTAGACAGAAAAGATATACCGTTTAGAAATATATTTGGTGGTGTTCAAATACCAAATGTGCCACCTGTAAGCGGTTTACAAGACATAGGTAAATTATTTGATTTTGATTTTGATAGAGAAGCTATTGAAAAAATAGTACAAGAACGAATTGCAGAAAATATGCCTACGATAGAACAACCAGACTTTTCACAATTTGTACGAAGAGAAGATATCCCAACATTAATACCAAGTATTCCTACAGGCAGAGAATTTTCTATAGATATGCCTGATGTATCTAAGTTTGTAACCCAAGAAGATATTAATAGAGCTATTGCTGGTATTGATATACCAACCTATCAAGCTCCTGATTTATCTAGTATTGATACAAGACTTGCAGATTTAGAAAGAGGACTACTAGATTTAAGAGAGCCAACAGGCAGTAGATTTTCAATATCACAACCTAGACCAATGGGATTATTTTAATGTCAGTATCACACGAAGAAGTAGTTAAGGCTGCACAAGCAGAACAAATATTAACATCAGAAGTTTTTAAAGAAGCAATAGAAAATCTTAAAAACGAATATATAACCCATTGGTTAAATTCAAGAGAAATAGATGATGTTACTGCTAGAGAAGATATCCACAGATCATTATTACTATTACCAGAAGTTGAAAGACATCTGCGTATCATTGCAGAAAAAGGCAAACTAACAAAAGCTAATATAAACAAAATTAGAAAAATAGGCTAAACCTTCCCTTTTTACACATTATTAAGCTAAAATACCCTTAAATACATTAAGGAGTATTTATTATGGCAATAACGGATAAACCGACTGCTTTACAAACTGATAAGGAAGTTACTACTTCTATGTTTGAAAGTTTCTTAACCCCTGAAGAGGACAAGGTTGAGGATGCAGTCACAGAAACAGAAGAAGTAACTGAAGAAGAAGTCCTTGAAGAAGAACTTGAATCACCTGAAACTTTTGAAGAAGATGTAGAAGATGATGAAGGGTTTGACGATGAGGACGAAGAACTAGATGAAGAACAAACCGATGTTGAAGAGGAAGCCTTGCAACCTCAGACATTTACAGTAAAAGTAGATGGTCAAGAAGTTGAGGTGACGCAAGATGAACTTATCAACGGATATTCTCGTCAGCAAGATTATACGCGCAAGACACAAGAACTCTCTCAACAGCGTAAGACTATTGAGCAGCAGCAAGCAGAGTTAGCGCAAAGAGATGCGATTTATTCGCAGTTGTTACCGAAGATGGAAGCCCAATTAAAGGGCGAATTGGCTAACGAACCAGATTGGAACGCTTTGTATGAAGATGATCCTGTTGGTTATGTTCGCGAAAAACAGCTTTGGGATGAAAAAAAAGAAAAGCTTAGTGCTGTAAGTGCTGAACAACAAAGACTTCAACAAGAAGCCTTTGCTAGACAGCAAGAACAAATTGCAAAAGCAGTTGAATACGGCAACCAAAGACTTCTTGAAATAATCCCAGAATGGCAAAACCCAGAGGTTGCTGCCAAAGAAAAAGCTGCTATTAGCGAATATGCAATGAGGGAGTTGGAATATACTCCTGAAGAAATACAACAGGTTTATGATTATCGTGCTTTGCTTGGTTTAAGAAATGCTTGGTTAAACTCTAAAACAGTTGCAGCCACAAAGAAAAAACCAACACAAAAAGCACCAGCAAGAGTGGCTAGACCTGGTACGACTAACCGACCAAAATCGGCAGCTCCTGTGAAGAAAGCAAAACAAAGGTTGGCCAAAACTGGAAAAATTCAGGATGCGGCTAAAGTATTTGAACAATTAATTTAATTTTAAAGGAATATAAAAATGGCTAAAGTAACTAACGCTTTTGACACATATTCGGCTACTGCTGACAGAGAAGATTTAAGTAATATTATTTACAACATCTCTCCTATGCAAACTCCGTTTATGTCATCAATTGGTAAACGAAATATTAAAAACGTAGTGTTTGATTGGCAAACAGAATCATTACCTACTCCAAGTGCAAGTGGTCAGCTAGAAGGTTTTGAACTTTCAAGAGCTGCTGCTACAGCTACAACAAGAGTAAGTAATGTTGCAATGATCTCATCAAGAGATGCAACTGTAACTGGATCACAAGACGCTTCAGACCCAGCTGGTAAGAGATCAGAAATGGCTCACCAACTAGCTATTATGGCTAAGGCTCTTAAAAGAGACATGGAAGAAGCTCTATGTAAAAATGGCGCTAAAACAACTGGTGATGCTACAACAGCTAGGGTAACTGGTGGTTTTGAATCATGGATTACATCTAACGATTCAAGGGGTACTTCTGGTGCTTCTACTGGTGGCGGTGCTGCTCCAACAGACGGAACTCAAAGAGCTTTAACTGAAGATCTACTTAAAGATGTTTTACAACTTGCTTTTACAAATGGTGGCGAGCCATCAATGGCAATTTGTGGACCACATAACAAACAAGTTATTTCTGGTTTCACAGGTAGAACACAGGCTAGACAATTTGTTGATGCTAATACTGTTGAAGCTTCAGTATCAATCTACTCATCTGACTTTGGTGAACTAAAAATCGTTCCATCAAACAGATCAAGAGAAAGATCATTACTGTTAGTAGACCCAGAATTTGCCAAAGTATCATATCTCAGAGATTTCAAAACTGTTGATATTGCTACTATTGGTGATGCTGAAACAAAAATGATTGTTGTTGAGTATGGGTTAGAAGTATCTAACGAAGCTGCTCACGGAGTCGTTGCTGATTTATCAACATCATAATATTGATATATAGCTTAAAGGG